AAAGCCATGTAGGTTATTTACTACAAGACCGTTTCGTATTCCACCTGACTCACCAAAATCTGCGTTTTGAAGACGTGAATCTTCGTCACGTAGGATTTCCATGAATACTGGGTCTACGACAAGCCATCTACCTTGTGAGTCAACATTTTGTTGATCCAACTTACGTGCCATACGAGCAATAAGTTGTAGTGGGTTTGCTTCACCTGTAGTTGAAGGTGTAGCAGTTGCACCGCCTGTACGTGGCAATAATGCAACTGATGAGCCACTTGAACCTGCATTAAAGTCAGAACCGTCTAACTTCATTGAGGTAAGCAATTCGTCAGAACCTGCAGTTGATACAGCAACACTACCGTTAGTAGTTGTGTTGGCAGTATTAGCATTACCATGTATTGCAGATTGTTTAAAACCAGATAGATAACCAAGTACATCTTGGTCAAACTGGTCTGATAGTCTATATGCAGCACGATCACTTGCAAGACTTTGGAAATTTACGTGGCTATGGGCCTCTTCAATATCGTCAACCTTAAAAGCAAAGTAGTTGGCTTTATCAATAGTCAATGAAAAATCTTCATCGTCTAAATCTTGTGGTGTGATGGTCGTACCACGTGCATATGATTTCACGGTGATTTCAGGTTCTTTAATAATTTTTACTGAATCACCCATTTGGGCTATCTCTCCAAAATAATCAGAGTTAGTGATAGCTTCAACAACAGATGCCTTGCGGAAAGCAAGTTGCACCTGTTTGGAATAGATCACTGGGCTAAAATTGCCGTTAGGTAAATTGCCGTGACCTGCTGCTGATGAAAACGCCATTATGGTTTCTCCTTATATTAGCAGTAACAGATGCGAAACACACAGATACTTGATTGGAGGCTAGACATCGTAGGGTGCATATTTACAACACTTGGCCTTTGTGTTGTATTTATGGGCCATGATTTACTAGGTAAGTCCGTAAGCCACTGTTGTTTGCTTGGGGATATAGATAACGCAGGTATCCATAGTGGGGCTGCGTTAAACTATCATATATATAGTTATATCATAAATAACTATAATGTCAATACTTTTTATCTAGCTGACCCAGATAAATCGTAAATAAAGTTGCCTGTACGAATAGCTTCCATAATCTCATCCGATTTTTTCTCGTATTCGACTGCAGACATTTTTTGTACATCAGACTCTCTGACTGCATTTCCCGATGCGTCAGACTGAGGTTTACTACGTTCATTCCGTGTACCTACGGAACGTGCAGCATCTTTTGATGTGGCACTTTTCTTTTTACTAATGCCACGATCAGACTTATAAAGATCAATTGCACGAGCAGCAGACTTTGCATCTTGGTCATTCTCATACAGTGCATCTTGTACCCACTTAGGCTGTTCATCTGCCCACTCATGGAAATCGTCACTGTCACGTATATCACTAAAGTCAGGATGTAATTTAATTAACTCTGCTTCAGCTTTCTCACGTGCTGCTGTTTCACGCATTTCATCAATAACTTGTACTCGTTTTTCCAAGTCTGCAGATTGTTCTTTTGCTTTTTTAATTGCAATTGTTTCTACAATAGCTGCTACGTCTGGATATGTTGAAGCCCACTTATCTAAGTCTTCGTCTGACTTTGGCAGTTTAAACTCTGCCTTAGTTGCTTCACCAAGTTGTTGCTCAAGTGCATTTATACGATCTTCGTATTCTTTTTCTTTTGTTTGCTGATGCCTACGTAGATCACCATACCGTTTCTTAAAACTACGTTCTTCAGCATTTTTAGGTTCAGCTTCTTTAGGTTCTTCAACCTGTTCTGCCTCACCCTTTTGTTCAGCAATTAATTGCTCTAGTTCTTCTTCTTCTTTTTTTACTCGTTCTTCATTAGTATACTTGCGATTTGCAAATGCTACTTTCTTAGGTGACTGCATTTCTTCAGCCATGATTTGTTGTTCTGACATTATCTGTCCTTTCACTAGGGCCACCGTAGCCATGTTGGATGGGGGATGGGTAGCTAGTCATATTGGTGGGTAGTTATTATTTACGACTTGCAAGACCACCTTTCTTAAAGCCTGTCGTTATTCCTTTTTCTTGTTGCTCTAGTTTACTTTTTATTTTATCTGCTTCTTTTTTAATACCTGCTTGAGCAGCTTTATTTTTTAAACCTGCCTTTGCTTTAACTCCTGCTACATTTTTATCAAATGAACTTAAAGCTTTACTAGCAGCTTTTTGTCTTTCTCTTCGTTGTTTTTTTCTACGTTTTCTATCTTTTGTTTCTTGTGCTGCACTAAGATCAGGTTGAGCAGCTATTACTCCTGCAGGTGCAGATTTTAATATTGTATCTGTTTGTTTATTTATTTCATCTAAGGAATCTTTATTTTCTTGTTCTAGTTTTTCTATAATACTTGTTACCTTATTAATTTCATCTAAAGCAGTTTCTGGGTTTGTAATATTTTCTATAGAAGCACGTACTTCTGAAACTGCATCTACTTTTTCACCTGCACTTGGTACACTATCCATGCCACTTATAATTGTTTGTTCTTCAGACGTTACTACTTTTTCACCTGCACTTGGTACACTATCCATGCCACTTATAATTGTTTGTTCTTCTGGTAATATTACTTTTTCACCTGCACTTGGTACACTATCCATGCCACTTATAATTGTTTGTTCTTCAGGTGTTATTACTTTTTCACCTGCACTTGGTACACTATCCATGCCACTTATAATGGCTTGTTCTTCAGGTGTTATAGCCTTTGGCTTTGGAGTAATTTTTGAAGCTTTAGCTATTCCTTCGTCAATTTTGGCTGATTCTTCAGTACCTTCTTCTATTCCTAGTAAAGATTTAAAAGCACCTATTACTGTACTCTGTGCTTGTTCAAGTACACTTTGACCTTCTGGTGACATACGTTTCTTTACAGCTTTTAATGCAGCAACCGAATCTGTTAGCCCTGCTTTTTCTGCCTCTTTAATACGAGCATCTATAGTATTATTAAGTTTTCTTTTTTCATTTTTCAATGCGCCAAATACAAACATACCTACTACTGGATTTAATGCAGCAGTTGCACCTGCAGCCATATTACCATAAGCACTTACTTTTTCTGCTTCTTTAATGTACATGTCTAACGGAGAACCTGCCCAACTACCTGCCTCAGTAAAAGCATTTACAACAGGTTTCTTTCCACCACCACCGCCATCATCTTCTGCAGGTGCAGGTGTTTCTGGTGTAGTTTCTGTTGGAGCTTGGCCTACAGGAAAATACCCTGCAGGAATTGGGTACACAGGTTCACCATTTAAAAATGGAATAAATAAACTTTCACCTTGTGCATTTTTGTATTCACGGTTATCTTGATCTGATGGATTAAACATAGGTGTTATAAATTTACCTGTTTGTGCTTGTATAACTCCACCCTGTGCCATTTCTTTTGACTCATCTGAACCTTCAACAATAACTATGTCTGCCATACCAAATGGCATATCGTCAGGTAGTGTGGCTTCATCACCATTACCCATCTGACCCATAGCTTCCATTTTCTTTAAACCCATCTTAGCTTCTTGCCGCATGTTCATAAGATTGTTAAGACCAATGTATCGTACAACGTCAGCAGGAAAAACAAACTCACCTTCACTTACCATAGCAGGTATATCATCACGAACTTCTTCTTTAGTAGAACCAATAGGTACATCGTTTCCAGATACAGGGTCTACAGAACCACCCTCATCTTTTAAACCACCCTCGTTAAACATTTCCATTTGTTTTTCTAACATAGGTTCTTCCTTTTTCTTTCTAGTATCTGATCTGCTTATTGCATATTCTATAGCATCTTCTTGACTTTTAAATTTAGGTAATTCTTCACCTGTTAAATAATCGGAAGGTCCATACTTTTTAACATAGTCTCTAATTTGATCATCTGTATACTGTGATCCATCTTCAGCTACTGTAGGCATAGTATAGTATATACCATCTATTTCAAAAGTAGTACTACGTTCAGAATAATCTTTACCTGTTTTGGGATCACGCCATATAGTTCTACCAGTTACAGTTTTTTTACCTGTGTCAATAGGATCAGCCATTCTTTAAAACTTCATCTCTCAATAGTTTAAGTCTACGTAATTGATATACTGCACCTTGTGCTCTATGCATTGCAGTGGCATTATCTGATTGTTCCATTATCCTGTGTTGTTGTTCAATTAAACTATCTAAATAGTTTTCAAATTTATCCCACTGGGCTTGGTTGCTGACCAACGCCTTGAGCTTGTTGAGGTGCTCCCTGTCCTGCATTACCTGTAAATCCTTGTTCCTGTGGTAGTGGTGCTTGGCCTACGCCTATATTACCACCACCTGCTCCTGATGTATCCATTGGGTTAGCTCCTGCAGGTGCTCCCTCTGGTGTCGGCTGTTCTGTTTGCATACCTTTCATAAGTTCTGCTTGCAGTGCAGCTTCGTCCATATTGTTAGTTACTTTGTCAGGGTCAAGGTCAAGAGACTTTGCAATCTCTCTAATAATATATTGAAACTTAGCAAATGGTGCAAGTGCAGGGTTGGAAGATACTTGCAAGAATTGCATTAGTCGTTGGCTACGTACTTCGTTAGCCATCAATGATTCAGTACCACGTGCTTTAACTTCTAAGTCACCACGCATTTCTGGGTCAAAGTCAAACTGCATATTAAATCTAAACAGTCCTTCACCAAGAGGACGTAGTAAGTAGTCATCTATATTTTTAATTACATTCTTAATGCCGCCACTGGCTGCACCCATAAGCATACTAATACCACTAGCAGTTCTACCTACACCAGATACACCTGTTTGCCCATGAGCAAAGGAAGGAAAGCCAGTAGACTCATCTGCTAGTACTCGTGCCTTGTCAAATAGTTGTAAGTTTTCACCTGCAACGTTTGGAAACTTAGTACCAAAGATAGCTTGTCCTGGTGCTCCACCTTGTCTCCTAAACACTTTGCCTGGATATACTGATAGGTCTTGTCCTGGAACTAAGTTAGTTTCATCCACCTCTATCAACAAGTTGCCTGACAGTACAGCATTATCTACAGCCATTCGCATAAAACCATTCATCAATGTCTGTGTATCGTCCATGTTCTCAGCAATACCTACACCAAAAAATGAGTATGGGTTTAGTTCATATGGTACAGCTTGATATGGAATACGAGCAGGTTTAAACGGATTAAGAACCATACGGATTAGTTTACCATTACAAATCCATACGTTTGCCTGTAGTTCATCAAATGCAGATAGTTCATCTGGAATATCTACGCCTTGATCTTCAAGCATCTCAACGTCACACATACCCCAATACTCTAGTACTTCAAATCTTTCTACACCGTGTTCTGGTGCATAGTCAGATAGATCATCTTCCCAGTATTGTTTGTCGTAGTTCTCACCAAGTGATATAGCTTCATCAATAACTGAACTACGAAAGTATGGACGTTTCTTTAATGCTCTAATTTGTGTACGAGAAAGTTTGTGACGTTCAATTACATATTGTGCTTCATCCATGCTGTTTGCATCTGGATCAGGATAAAAGTTCCACACAGATACATGAGATACCTGTGGTATTGTTTTCATTACAGGATTGTATTCACCTTCTTCATCCCAGTTAGGATACTCTTTATCTACAGCAAATGGTCCTTTCATTACACCTGTACCAAACAGTGCCATTTCAAAAGCAGTGCTTCGTAAGTGTTTAGATGCAGAAGACTCTTCTAATTGATCCTGTATTTTCTTTTGCATCTTTTTTGCTGCAATCATTGCAGGACTAAACGTAATAGCTGTAGGTGTTTTGCCTACACCTTCTTTAACATTATCAATACCCTCAAACTTATCCTTAATAGGACCAAGCATTTCATTTAATGTTTTAAGTGTAGCACCTGCAGGAAATTCTTTACCGTCACCTTTAAAACCATATGGGTTAACTTCTTTGTCTAAACCATTTTCACGCATCTGCTCTGGTTCAGCAGGATCAAAACTTACATCTGCAACTACACCATCTGGTAATTCGGTAGGTTCTATTGATAAAGGAAAACGATTATTAGCAAAAAGTACATCAACGATTTGTCCATATGCTGCCAAAGTTTTTGTCTTAGTAACCTTAATAAATATCCTAGATTTTTCTGCCTCAGTAAATTGTACATCTGGTCCGTATATACCTCTATAGTTTCTGTATGATTTTAACCAACGTTCTTCATCTTGTCTACGATAATCCTCAGACCTATGGTAACGTTCCATAATAAACGGAATAATTTTAGAAGTATCTGCATCTTCTTCAACAGAGTTATCTGTATCCTCTAGTGCAATTGAATCGTCTTCAATAAATATGTCGTTTTCTTCTGCCATTTATTTTTTCCTTAATATCCAAATGTTGCATCTGCTACTCGCATACCCATTGAGGTAGTTCCATGCGGATCATAGTCGAATACACTAAACCTTGGTCGTGACATTATACCATATCTTAACGCATCATACAAGTGGTCTTCTGAGTGTGTATCAATATCTTCTGGATTTTTTTTATCTAAAGGTATTGCAGGTAGTTGAGAAATCATATTTGTACAGTTGTTAAAGAACACTAGTCTTGGATTTTCTGTAAACTCATCTACTTGTAATCGTCTATGTATTTCGTTCTTACCTGCTACACGAGAACCTTTTGATCTATCTGAAGGACGCCACCTGCATCCTCTACTTACCATCTGCTCCGCAAGGCTTGGACCTGTATCGCCACGTTTATGCCATAGAGAGCTATCCAATACTCCATACTTAATATTCCCATCTTCTGCTTCTAAGTCAAGAACCATATCTGCAAGATCGGTAGCTAGTACTTTACTTACGTATAGTTCTCTATAAACTATTAGTTGTTCATCAGGTGCTACAGCAAACCACACAACTCCTGATTTACTTCCATATCCGTAGTCACATGCTCTAAACTTAACCCAGTTACTTGGTATCTTAAATGGTTCAACTACATGTATGTTTCTATCAAACTCAGTAAAGGCTGCACCTTCTTTTATATCCCAGTCACCTTCTAGTAGTTGCCTACGTTGTTGTTCTGGTAGTGACAGTAGCATTGCCTCATAGTCACCTTGTTTAGATAGATATGGATTGTCAGATAGTCGTGCAGGTATAAACCTACGTTTAAATAATGCCTTACCTGCTTTCTCGTGACCTGCAGGATATTTAAGAACTTCTCCTGTTTCTATGTCTGTAGCTTCAAACGTTTTGTTTGGAGTAGCAGGATCAATAAACATTTTCTTTACCCAGTGATGACCCCTACCTCCTGGGTTAGTAGTGGCTCTCATATACACTGGTAAATCGGGTGCAGTGGACCGTAGACGAGATCGCATGTAGTTCCATGCAAATGGTGAGGGCCATTGTGTCAACTCGTCAAAGCCTATCCAACTAAAAGCTAGACCTTGGTAACGCAGGACATCATCTTC